CAGCTACAAAAAGGTGACTGTCCCACTGGTTGTCACCAGTGCGAATGCGACGAGTGTCCCCTGGGTTATCGCCGCGATAGAATATACGCGGGCGCTCGGTTTTTCCTCCATCCGCGCGCATCGTCCGCGCCGCCCGCAACGCCGCCGCAATCGCCTGGTTGCGTGGATGCCCGGCGCGGACCATCTCGCGCATGTTGAAAGAAACAGTATCCTGGCTGGAGCCTTTTTTCAGCGGCATGGCATCCTCACGAATAACTAACCACGACGATCATGCCCGTGCCGGGCACGATGACTAGACCGCTTTGGAAAGGCAAATTCAATTCCACTGGCGTCGACGATGCACTAGCCGCTGACACCGCCGCGGGGATCGTCCACAAGAGATTGTCGGCAACCGCCTGGGCCGTCGTGTTGGCGTCATAAATAGCGCCAGTGCTAGACCCATTTGTCGCCAAGACAATGACTTTCACGACCCGGCCAGAACCAGACTTCACCAGCGTCGTGGCGACAATGTTTCTGGCAGTCTGCGCCCCGTAAACGCTGAGATACTGCGTCCCCAGGTCCGCAACAGCCGTGACGATGTTTTTGCCGACCGTCAGGATATCTGTAAATGAACCCGACATCAGTAGCGCCCATCCGGTTGAACACGATAGCGGATGTTCCCGATACGCCAGAACGACCCAATATCCGTGCTTTCGATTTTCATGGAGACCAATCGACCGCGAAAGCGCGGCGCGATTACGGTTGCCGCCTGCGTCAAAGAATACGGCCCATAGACATACGGAGTCTGGCCGGGAAAATCCGTCACGTAGAACGTAATCTGCACCGTGGCGCTCTGCGCGGCTCCGTAATAGCCCCACTTCATGTCTGGCCACAGTTCGTCCACAAACATCTTTATGTCAGCTTCGGACATGACGAAGTAGCCTGTCTGAAAGCTGGAAGTCATCGCCTGCCCAGCCGCGTCCGTCGAAGTCTCATGCTGGTAGATATACAAGTCTTCGCCGGCGCCAATCGGCGGGCCTAGGACCGATTCGTTGATCCAGGCCGTGCGGCCCATAGAACCAAAGTCCCATTGGTTTAAGCCGGCGTTGTATTTGGCGTAGAAGTTGATGACCCCGCCCGATCCTTGCGTCGGAAAGAACCAAGAGATTTCGCCAAAACGAGAGTTAGCCGCCACTTGAATGCGGTCTTTGTAGGCCGTATCCATGTTCTGGAAAATCACATCCCAAATGGCGCACATGATCGGCTCCACGCCGCTGCCGGCAAGCCGGTAGAACTGGGACTGACCCATCCAGTAGACTACGCCGTTCATGGACACAGCGGCTTTCTTGGCGATCAAACCACAACCCGCGCCGACCTCATTGAACGCATAGATATACGGCTGGCTAATATACTGCATCGACCACAACGCCAGGTCGGTCCACACCAAGCCCTGTTGCGGCCCTTGTAGGGCGCCAATGATCCTAGAACCCTTGGGGATGCGGTAGGAGCCTGCCTGATTGGCGCTGGTGCCAATCCACGAAGTGAAATTCCCCGCGTCGCACCACCGCACTAGAAGCGGGTCTTGATCGCCGCTGAAGCTCGACCCCCAAGCGATAATCTGCCTCTGCGGCATCGCCACAAAGAACCCTTCGTTTACCACGGGCGAGTTGGGGATAATCTGCGCGATAGGCTGCCCGGCAGGCGGGCTCCAATAGAACAACGGCGAATATCCGTTGACGTAGACCTGGATCGTGCCGCCAGTGACCATGGCGCCCGTTGTCGCGCTCGTAAACGAAACACTGTTGGTCGTCGATGCGGTTATGACATACGAGCCGTTGTATCCGCTTGGGTCCATGCCGGATACAACAATAGCGGCGCCAACAGTCGCTGTGTAATTAGTCGCAAATGACAGCGTGACGGTTCCGGCAGACGTGCTTAGACCCGTTACGGTCAATGGCACAGTCCGTTCTGAACGCGGGTTAGAAATCAGGATTTCACCCCAATTATCCAAAACCCAGTCTGAAGCCGGGATTGACGTTCCAGTGGTTGGGTTAATACCTGTGCCGGTGCCATACCCACCGCTGCCATACCCACCAACGCCATAGCCGGTGCCAACAGGGGCGGCGCCAATGCCGAGAAAATAGACAAAGTTGGCGTCCCCGCCATTGATTGACGCGCTTGTCGTCGCGCTAGCTTGGTTTTGCGCTTGGATTGTAAACGTATTTGCCGACGGCACGGTTTGGATGGTGTAATTGGAAAACAATGTTATGCCGCCGACAGTCGTCGGAATTAAAATAGTATATGTTGAACCAACAGAAAATCCGTGGTCGTTTAGGGTTACCGTTACCGTGGCATCGCCGCTGGTGGTAGCAAACGACGCAACAGAGCCACCATTGGCTATTGTAGAAGTCGCGTATTCAGGCCGGCCCAAAATGTTTTGCCCGTCAACACTAAACAGATTTGAGCCGACAGCCGTGCATTGATACAGACCAAACAGAATCACGCCGGCAATACTGATGTGCGTTGTGATCTGAACCGAATATAGGCTTGTCGGCGTCACCAAGGTGTCGCCCACATTGAATATGTTGCTTCCACTGGTGGACGAAACATCCACGGCCACATTCGAGGTGATGGTCCGAGGCGTGATATCGGTGCCGTTGCCGGCGTTGATGATGTTCAAAGACGCCTGATAATTGCTCGTCAGGGACTGGCACCCAGCCGCTAGATATATATTCTCGTTTGTATCTTCCCAGGCCCATAACGCCCGCACTGTAGCAGGCAGCGTGTTGGGGTAAAATGTTGTCCAGCCGCCCAGCTTCTGCACCAACCCTAAGCCTTGGCGATCCGGCACAAAACGGACAAGGTTCGTCGTAGACAGCGCCGCCTCGTTTAGGGCCGGCGTTCTGTTCTGATCAACGCCGGGGATGATTTTAAATGAAACATGGGGCATGTGTTACCCCCGCGTCGGGCTGGCGACGGCTGCCGGAGCCTGTGAGGTCCACCCACCTGCCTCAAACGCCTTCCGGGCCTCTTCGACCATCGCGCCCTGTTTCAACAACTGATATTGGGCCTCGTAGGATTGCGCCATCTGAGGGTCGTCTGACAACCGCCCGAAATTGCGCTGGAACCCCGACAGATAAATCATGCTCGCCATAATGAACAGGTCGGGCAGATACAGGCTGATGAACGTGGATGTGTTGGTCGAAGACAAGCTGGCCGGCCGGATCTCCCCCACGACTTCGGTATAGTATTGTGCATCCGCGAAGGGGCCAACAAGAAACAAGTTGTCGTTGAACGGGCAGAAATACTTCGGTTGGCCGGTGTAGGTGGACGCGCCATAGACCGCGTCCAAGAACTCCTTGGTCACCGGCAGCAGTGCTACGCGCACGCCTGCATCGGGGTTTGTCGTGCCGGCCGGGGTGATGATGTTGATCTGTTCCGACACAACAAACGTGCCGTCCGGCAAGGTTAGAGTGCGAGCCCCGCTGGCGATAGCGTAACCGGTCACGGCATCGGTCGTTTGGAGGAAATTCAATTCCCGATAGATGCGGTTTTCTGCGTAGGAGATCATAGACGGCAGAATCGTCACGAAATTAGGGTCAGTTTCGCTCGCCACGGCGCCCATGGTAGCAATCTGTGTGACGTATTGCGAATAGGTCAGGCCAGTGGTCACGGAAAACCCTCTCCGGTTGCCCCTTTTGGACTATATCACAAGACTATAGCGATGACATAGCTTCAAGCAGGCCCGCCGCCACGATGGAGATTGAGCGCATTATAGTTTCTGTCTCCTACGCCGGGAACACGGTTACGAATAGCCGGCCGGCGCCGCCTGCGCCCGAGGCTGTGCCCGTAATTGTCGCGCCGCCACCGCCACCGGGCTGCGTGCCGGCGATACCTCCCGCACCCGCCACCACTCCCGCGCCGCCGCTGCCACCGAACAAAGACGCGCCGGCCGCACCGGGCACTGCGGTAAAAGCGCCGCCGCCGCCGCCGCCGCCCCAGACGGACGCCGCGCCTGCCGCAACGGAAGCAGTGCCGCTAGAAGCCCCGCCGCCACCACCATGAAATACACCGTTACCCGCCACGTTAGGGGTGGCCTGATCGGCGCCGCTGCCTACTGATATCGATCCGTTAACCGCGAGGGTCGGCTGTCCGGCGGTGTTGGTAGTCGCCGCGGATATTTGCCCACCGCCACCGCCACCCCAGGCGTTGGCGTTACCCGCTCCCGCAAAACCTGTGATAAACGCGCCGAAGGAGCTGTTGCTGCCCGTGTTTCCTACGCCATCCGTCGTTCTCGCCGCGCCGCCGGCGCCAATCGTCACCGCTACCGTGGCGCTGAGGTCCGACAACAACATCCACCGCTCGCTATACCCGCCGCCGCCACCACCGCCAGCGTTTAGGGAGACTGCGGACCCACGCCCGCCACCGCCGCCGCCACCCCAAATCTGAACGTATACCCGCGACCCAGCCGCGTAGCCGGCCGGTTTGGTCCAGGTTCCGTTTGCAGTGAACGCTTGGTAGTTGATCCCCGACAACAGAGCCGCGGCCGCTGCGCGAGTGTAGCTGGTGCAGCGGACC